TTGGTATATTTATAAAGTTTTCGTGTAGACAAATAGACCTAAAATCAGGGAGGTAATCTTCTGCAAATTCATTAGCTGTGTAGCAGTCTTGGAAATGCCCAATATAAACTCTATGGTTATCCTCATAAGTTGACTCAACAACCAAAACAAAAAGATATTCAATCATGCTCCTTTCCTAAAAATTTTAGTTCTTCTTTTTCTGTAATTAAATCTTTGCGAATACATCTGTAGCCGTTGTATTCTTTTTTACCCCTGTAATTTTTAATGTAGTGTATGTTTGCTTGAGTGCAGTTTTCAAACGTGCCTCCAAATTTTTCATCGGGTCCCAAATCACCTACTAAACTAATTATTAACACAAATTCCATCATAGTTCTTTCCCACAAGACTCACAAAGAACAGGCTGACTCTCTGTCTTTTGCTGTTTATACCTACAATGCTTACACCGTATTCCAAATATTCTATCATACCCGTCGTTAAATGCCTTGTTATTTGTTGGTCTTTGTTTACTACCTTTTCCTGCTTCGTTATATTTCATAATAAATTTCCCGATATTGAAATACGTACAGAACCACTTAAATTTTTAGTTACTTTGTGATTTAAATAGCTTGGAAATAATACAAGCATACCAGCAACAGGTTTAATAATTGCAGGCGAAATCATATCGTCTAATACAAATACTAAGTCTCCACATTTATCAGGAGTTCTCACATAATATACAAACGATACTGCATCCTCTCTCATTGTCTTATTATGATTGTGTCTTTCAGTAGATTCTAATGGTAGATGAACATGCGACCAATACCCATCTACATGCATTCCTCGAGGTATGGCAATTTCATTTTCTATCCACAACAAAAGTTTTTCTGCTTCACTCCCAGGGGTCAATAGTAACTCAAAGTCTTCAAAGTTAGTGTGATAAGGTGACATCTCTATTTTTACTGGGTTGCTCATCACTTCTTCTCCCAACTTCTTATTGTCTATATACCCCGTGGGTTTGAAGGTAGTAAAATATTTTAACCTAAAAAGGTCATGTTCTTCAAAATGAATCATAGGGCTGCTGATACGTACCAAATGGTCATTATTATAATGGTTGTCCACATATAAGTTGTCCTTTTAATTTTAAGTTTAAATTTCATATTTCCTCCATTGTATTCCTTTAAATATATGTTTAATGACTGCAACTGTCCACCCATTACCTAACATTTTATATCGTTGTGTGTTAGATACTCCCTCAGTATATCCATCAGGCACAGTCTGTAGTCGCTCACATTCAAGAGGGGTCAACTTACGGTAGTACACATCGTTTACCGTTACGACATTATCTTTTTGCACCGTAGTTAGTGTGTTCGTTTTGCCATCTTCTCGTATTTCTAAAGTCTGTTTAGTAAGCCCTGCCACTTTTTGTTTGTGGTCTACACGTTTGCCTTCCTCATTATAATATCTACCACGAAACGCACCACATAAAATCTTAGGCTCTCGATGCCCGCCTTGCATAGTAGTAAGGGTCGGTGCTTTACCATCAGGGTGATAAACTCGTTTAATAGAATCATTACCTTTAATATCTGCATCGCCTACATGACATAGTCCATCTTTACTAAATACTAATTGTCGTCTATGTTTTTCAAAGTAAGACTTAAGGTTGCCCCCTTTGAAGTAGTTAGCGTCTAAGCAGTGTGACTTATCTCTATCCACAACGCCGTCTTCAAGTATATCCTTTAACACAATCCCCGCGTCTTGCGGTTGTGTAACATTAGGTATGTTAGTCCAGTACAATCTAACTCTATTCTGTGCGGACAGTAGTGAACTATTTATCATGACAGGTTCAACACCAAGATAGCTTGAGATAATATCTTGAAACTCTTGCTTCATCCTAACGTTCTCTAACATAAAGTATTTAGGTTGACATTCTTTAAGTAGTCTTACATACTCGAAGAACAAAGCGGAACGCGGGTCATTAAAGTTTAACTGTTTACCCGCAAAGCTAAACCCTTGACATGGACTGCCTCCTATCAAAAGGTCTATCTTATCTAACTTTGTTCCATCGACTTTTGTTACATCCCCTAAATGAATAGTGTTTGGATAATTCTTTTTTGTAACCGTGATGGCATACTCATCTATCTCAGCTGCGTAGTATTTACCTACAGGTATCCCTAATTCGTCAAGAGCAATCTGACCGCAAGACATACCATCAAATAAACTTAAGACATTAACACTCTCCATAGTTATATCCATATCCTCCCTCACATGTTATTGGACAGTCTGCCCCCCAAGCAGGTGGCTTAGACATCTCTGCCATTATATATTTTAAAGCCTCATCTTTTTCTTTTTCTGGAGCTACACAAACCACAGCGTCATGCACAGTTAAAACAGGACGGTATCTGTGACTGATAGCTACCATCTGTTCTCCGATAACTATTCGAGCGAGTGCTTGCACGATATTTTCTACCACTGAACCTCCCCAAATAGTCGTCTCACCATATCTGTTCTTATAAATATATTGGGGCCTTTCTTCTGAATTATCTACTCGCAACTCAGGATAATAGATATATAAACCATTAGGTAACTCAATACCTTTACGTGTTACTTTCACACATTTCTTAGCACCAATATAATAAGGTTCTTTGTTTGAAGGCCAAGCCGCAATATGTTCTAAAGCAGTATCACATTCTCTCCACAACTCAATAACTTTATTGTTTACTTCTCTATAAATATCTACAAGCCTTTGACATTCTTGTTCGTTATATTCAACTCCCGCACCAAGCTTCAAAACATTCTGTAATTTCAATGCTCCTGTGCCATAACCTAATCCTAGTATGCAAGTTTTGCCTACGGCTCGTTCTGTCTTATTTCGTTTGTCTATCTTTTTGTTATAAACTTTACTTGCAAACTCACAGTAAACATCTCGTCCTTCTCTATACATTTGTGTAATATCTTCTTGCCCTGCAAGCCAAACTAATATGCGAGCCTCTATCTGTGAAGAATCTACATTCATACAAACATGACCCTCTGGAGGAATCACTGCTTGTTTCAATGCTTTCTTTTTCACATCTCTTGACGGTAAGTTCTGAAAGTTTACTTTATCTAATCCTGACCAACGACCTGTATGAGCACCATAGTATTTAAGTGGAATTGGTAGTTTACCTTTGTTTCTTGCACCAATATCAATGAATCGTTCTATGCGAGATTCTTCTATGGTAGATTTTGTACCAAGGCGTACAGCACAAAGTTCTTGAATGAAGGGGTCTTCGTGTTGTTGTAAGTTAATAAATCCCTCATCTGTTTTAGCCAAAGCATACGTCTCTTTACCTGTAGTGGGGCTCACTTTCAAAGGCACTTCAACATTTAACTCTTGTAGCAACTCTGCAAACTGTTTATTACTTGCTAATTTTTTGCGTACACATTCTTCATCATCACAACCTAATTTAGATTTTAGTCCAGACAAAAGTTCTTCTTTCTCTGTACGTATGTCTTCAAGTCGTTGTATAAGTAGTGCGTCATCAACTTCAAGTAAAGGTTCAATAAACATACGCAAAGTCAAATCAATAAGTTTTAACTCACCAATAGGAAAGTCTTTACTAATAATATTAAAAAGTTTATAGGTTAAATCTACATCGTTCTTACAATATTCACCATATCTATGTAATTCATAGTCTGTGAAATCTTCAAGTCGTTTACCTTTAGCGTCTAAAACTTCAGTGCCTTTTTCACCAATGTTATACCGTTCAGCTAAAGCTTTGAGTGAACCACCCGCATTGACACCATGTAATGCACGTGCGATTGATAGTGTATCAAAATACACTTTAGGAATGATGTTGTAGTGCCACGCAAGAATTGCGCCGTCAAACAGTGTGTTATGACAACATACCGCGGAGCTTTCCCAGGTAATAGAGTTAAGTGCCATTTCAACTTCTTCACCACTGTACCACTTAGTTTTACCGTCGTTGATTTTTATTGCTACACCTATGACTTGAAACATAGGAGATTTTATATATTCTTCGGTAGTTAGTCTGTTTAGCCCGTAACCCACATCGTAAAATGTCTCGAAGTCAATCGTTACTATCTGCACTCATATCCTTTCTCTCTTTTTCATTTTTACAGTAACCTACTAAATTAAAGTTACCCATCTCGGTGGTATAAGCACAGTACCATTTGCCTCGGCAATAAAATTTTGCGTCCTGTTTGCACTTGTGACAAACTGCTTTTCCTACTTTAACTACCATGTTTGTATCGCTTTAACCTTTCTTTTGCTCGGTGATTCATATTTTTCTTTTCATCATCTGATGCATAAAGCCATCTGTCTAGGTCATCATAACTTCTACCACAAGCAATACACATAGGCTCATCTTCAAATTCTTCGTATCTACATACGTTCTTACAAGGGGACTTCGTGGTCATAGTTTATTAGCATAAAGTTCATGTTCATTACGACATTCAACGGAACACCAACGGCGAGCGTCTTTTTCTTTGATGGGGGCGTCACACCATATACATTTACCTGAATCATTCTCAGGTACGTTGGTATTGATTGACTGCATGGTCACTTTTAATTGACGCTCAACCTCATCATTCGCTATGTCTGCTTCATCTGCCACTTAGATTCCCTAAATATTTATTCCAATTAACTCCCATACGTTTTTGTGTTTTGGTCAAGACGGGAGGCAATTTTATTTTACCTTCTTCTTCTAATCTTTCCAACACTGCTACTCCAACTCCCGCATACATAGCTATCCTTGTTCTATTTGTATCGGGGTTTTCTTTCATAAAACGTTTAGCCCGCGCTAAAAATTCTTCTTCTTGTGTTCTACTGTAATGAGTTCTAGGCATTTGTTTCCTTTCTTAAAATGGGGGTTCACCGTATTTGGCAGTAAATTCATCATTATTTAACTCAGAATTATTATCTTTTACTTCAACTGTTATTGTTTTTATCGAACAGTCAGGTTTATCTTTAACAAACCACTCTGCATCTACTTTTGTGTAAAAAGTTCGCAACGGTTCATTTTCAAAATCTAAAATTATAAAATGACGCTTTCGCATATTAATGGTGAAAATTGATACCAGTTCTCAATCTTCGCAGTTTCCTCCGACGCAATACTTTCCATTAATAATTTCATCAGCGATGTCTTCACTAATGAGCTTACGTTCTGCCTCATCAATCTGATGTTCAATATTTTTAACCTCGTCTGACTGTAACAAAATATTAATCTCATCAATGATACCCTCGGCTTCCTCTACGTGAGTATCCCCTAGGCTATGTTGATTAAGAAGTCGAACGTGGTCTTGCAATAGACTTCTAACTCGTCTAAACAAATCTTGACTCATTGTTTTTTTCTCACTTTCTGTCTAAGTTTTTGTAAATAAAAATCAGCTTTATCTAAATCTTCTGCACCATTTTTTAATGCAAACCGCCAA